ATACATAGTCTACATAATGTTTTGGTATATTATATTGTTTTAGTAAAAATTTAAAGTTTGTAAAGTCTTTTCCTGTATATCCTACTTCAGGATATATTCTATTGCCTAAAGTATTAAAAATATTTAAAGCATTTATAACTACTGAAGGGAAATCTTCTATATCGGGAGGACATCTTTCCCAATCTATCTCATCTCCTGTCTGTTCGCACATCATAAGATACTGGTCTTTTGTCATTCCTATTTCTGAATTATTTAGATACGTTTCCAGCCTTTTTAATATCTTTTCCTGGCTGTTTGCTACGAAAGTTTTCTAAGTCAAAGACTACCTCGTTGAGCCAATTATCAAACTCTGATGAATTTTCTACTAAAACGTGAGCATTTTCTAAAGAAAAATCCATTTCAACTTCTGGGTCTTGCCCTTTTAAGTCTACAAGTATTAAATCTTCTAAATACTTAAGTTTTAGTCCTTTCCATCCTTTTACAGTTGCTTCTGTAAACTCTTTTACAAACTTTTCGTCATCTAATGATTCCTCAAATGCTCTAGTTTTTCTGTTGAACTTATTTGTAGTGCACTTTTTTCTTAAGTTTACTAATTCTTTTCTTGATAGATTTGCTAGTTCTACTTCAAATCCCTCTAAACCTGGAAACTCTGCCCAAGTAGTTTTACTATCTACTAGTAATGATTTTAAATCCATTTTGTTTTTCTCCTAATATGTTATAATGGTTCCTAAATTTGCAGGGCTATTAACTAATCGAAAGTCAAAAGTCTGCGTGTAAGTTTCAGCAACATTACTTCTTTTTGTAAACATACAACCTGTAAGATTGGCGTTTAAAAAAGTACTACCATTTACTATGGTTTTTACTGCTATGTTTGCTGAGGTATCAAAAGATTGAAAAGTACTAGAATTATTACTTGTTAAATATTGTGTAATATTTCCGCTTACTACTCTATCTCCTAATGTATAAGTTGTCGGGTACATTGCATTACTTGCTGAAGTAACTGACAAACTATTTTGTAAAGTCTCAAAAGGAGTCCAATTGATATTGTTTTGCACTTGTAAAGTGGCGGTTGCTAGATTAGGTACATCTGTTGAATCTACCTCTACATCTAACAAAGATAAGGTGGGAGTTCTAGTCGAACTGGCGCTTACCAGTGAGCCTGGAAGCGAATAGCTGGCATCTCCTACTCTACTCAATTGTTTTGCTTGTCCACTCACACTTAATATAAGTGGTGAGCCTTTTGCTAAATTAAACTCTCCTTGAGTTATTACACACCCTTCTAATTTAAGAGTGCTTTCTCCTGTTACGATATACAAGTCAAAAGATTTTAATAATTGTTCTCCATTGCTTGTATCGTAATCAGTTAAAAGACTTTTTACAATTGATTCATCTTTCTCTTGAGTTAGATGAACTGCAAAACTAAAGTTTGCAGGATTTGCTTTTGTTACGCTTGTTCCCTGAAACATCTTTGTTTGATCGTGCAAAGTCTTAACTTCGTATGCATCTTCCGCAAATGTTTGTGAGAACGACACTTCAGGAGTCGTCTTTATTAAATAACGACTCCCGTTGTGTACGATGTGTACACTACTTTCTCGAAGTAGATTGTACGCTGTCATTGTTATACAGTTACGTCTGTTCCATATGTGGAGTCTGAATGAGTTGTTAAACCTTTATATTTAACTGTCATTTCATCTCCTGTTAACAGGTCTGTACCTTGAGCAGCAAATTCAACAGTTGTTGATATAATATCTGCTGTTTCAATAGTAGGTATCTGTAAGTGAGCTTTTGGTAAATCAAATTCAACTACTGGAGTTGCAGAAGAACCACCGCCCATGAACAGACTCATGTCAAATGCATTATTAACTAGGTCTGTAGCTGCTGATAAATCAGACAGTAACTGGTTAGAACCATCACTCTTAGTATCTAAATACATTGTTAATGAACCACTAATTTGTCTAGCACCTGTAAAAGAACCTACTGGTACGTCTACAAGACCTAAAGTTTCTGGTGTTACATAAGTAATATTATTAGCAATAGTTATTGAACCACCTGTGATATTTATATCATAAGTAGTAGTACTATCTGTTGCACCAACTTCTAGTATTCCAGAAGAATTCTTTGCGTGAGCTAAGCTCAATGTTGACAATTTATTTCTTAAATAGTCAGCATCATTAGGAGCTGTTGTGTCTACAAAGTTGTATCCTTCTGTATAAGTTGTAGCTGTACTTGTTGTTTGAGTTCCATCTGTACTAATTAAAGCTTTTGACGGGTCTTCTATAACTGTTGTTACTTGGTCAATAGTTGTAGCATTTCCTGACCATGTGATAGTAGCAATACCATCAATTGAAAAGTCAATTTCTGCTTGGTTTACTTGACACTCATTTAGTCTGTAAGTTGTATTTTCTAATGCAAAGAAAATAGACATTTTTAATAGTTCGTGATGGTCTGATCTTGCGAAAGATACATCTGCATCTGTTGAATCACAAGTTACAGCAGTTGCTGAAGTTCCAGTTTCTGAACCTCCAGTAATATCTTTACCTGCAATAGCTGCCCATAAAATATTTTCACACATATCCATTGTGCCACTTGATCTATGACTGCTTGTACCATGCTTATAAGGTCTTACGTAAGTACCGAAAGACCATTCTGCTGGTGGTAAAGAATCATTGAATCTTTTTGAACCTCTATTTGGTTCTGAACCTGCTTCACTGATTGTTATATCAGTAGCATCACTTCCTTGTGAAAAACTGTAACCATCTAATACACCAATTTTAAATGTATTTGCATCAGTTCCATTTCCTTTAAAAAGACCTGTTGGTAGTCTACTTCCTTCGGCAGTAGTAGCGGAAACTCCTTGTACTACACAAGCAAATCCAGTACCTGAACCTGTTGTTGCACTTTGGTCAGCAGTTTCATCGTCTATAAAACCAGTACCTCTAAAGTTATTAGGAATTGCTACAGCAGTAACAGCTCCTGAGTTAACAGCAGTAACTACTACCTTTAACCCTGTACCACTTCCTGAGGTTGTTCCACAAGTAATTACGTCACCTACAGCGTGTCCTGAACCTCCAGTGAATCCGTCTACATTTAGTACTGAACCACCACTTGCGTGTACTCCATTACCTGTTGAGACGAATACCTTGGTATTTCTTGATAGATTTAAAGCCATTTTGCTTATCTCCTATATTTACTTTGGAAAGGGTTCAGCTAGAATTTTCTGCTTTACCTGTTTCCTAATATCGTATTTCAACTACCATTTCGCCTATACCTAAAGGAGAAACGACTCCTTCATCTGTACTAATTGATTGAATAGTACAAGATGTTGTTTGTAGGTTTGGCGATACAGTATCGTCATACACTAGTATGTCATTATCGTCAACTACTCTTTCTAAGTCTTCGAGTAATAATGACAAAACTTCTTGAGGGTCATTTGCATCTTCTACATATGCCCTAATTGTTACTGTTAATAATCTCCATTTAAATCCGCCAGGTTGATACTGTCGTACCTCGTCTCCTGCAACAACACATACTTTTGGGTATTGCTGTATTTCATCTAAAAATACTAAATGTGAGTCAGCATTTTGAAAGATGTTTGAATTAAATGGATAATTTCCATTAATCTTTTTTATTTTTTCTGTAAGAGCTTCGGCTATTTTCTTTCTTTGTGTTCTGTATGCCATTATACTCTCCTAAGTGTAAATTTCTTTTCTGTATGTCTTAAAGCAATATTTTTTATACTTTTAGTAATTAGAGGTTTTGGATTATAGCCTACGGGCCACTTTTTAACTCCTCTATTTTCAAAAGTTGAGTATACTCCTCTTTTATTTTTACTTTGACCTCCGCCTGTTAAAGTATAAGTATATTCACCTATTAATGTCTTTCCTGTATCCTTTAAGTTTAAAAGTTTAACACTATTAGAAAATTGTCCTGTTCTATTCATTAGTGCAGGTCTTCCCATATTTCTTCTTACTTCTGCAGGCAAACTTCTATTAATTTTGCTTTTTATTGCATTTGCAGTAATAGGACTTTCAGCTCCTTTTTCTTCTTCTATAGTTACCTTTCTTACTTCTTGAGGTATAGAAACAGTTTGTTTTTCTATTGTTACTGCTTTTTTATTAAACTTTTTACTAATTACTCTACGTTTTCTTTTTGGCTCTTTTTTAATAGTATTAGTAACTTTAGTATTTTTTGCTCCTTTCTTTTTAAAAGTATCTTTTATACCTTTTGCTTCTTTTTCTATTTTTGCCTTTTCTAAATCTTTTCTTAAAGAGTTACTTGATTCATAGTCTAAAGCTTGTTGTTCATCTGCGAATTCCGGCGGTTCTTGGTTTAAATAATCGCCTAAACTACTTAAAATTTTCGGTCTTAGTTGGTTCCAATCAGTGTCTAATTTTACTGTCTGTTGTTCTAATCTTCCTTTTACTACTCTTGTTTCTCCAACTAAAAATCCGTCTTCATTAACTGGGTTAAGCTCTACAGAAATATTTACTCCATCTTGTAACCAATCTTCTAAATTTACTGTTGTATGCTTAAAAGTAATATTTAGTGCAGGTCCTTCAAAGTTTCTTATTTCTTCTATTAGGATTCTAAATCTATCAACTCCTACTGTATCTTCTGCATCGTGAGAGTAGTTTGTACCTCTACTAATTGCTGAATGAGCTCCTATGCTGTCAAGACCTGTAATATGACTTAATGCTCCGCTTTTTTCTTTTACTCTATCGCACCAGTCTTTCCAAAGTTGTTTTCTTAAACCCCTACAAAATTCATAAATAGTAAAACTATAAGAAGTTGCTTCTACTTGAATCTTCCATCTATCTTTAGTAGAACCTGCCATTAATCTTACATGTCTATTTTTTAAATTTAAGTCACTAAT